AAGCGTAATAGATAGTAGTTTAAACAACTACATAGACGCTGAGATTTTCTTCCCTTTAGTTGATAACGGTAGGTGGCTTACTCGGGATTCTGAAAACCCTGATGCAGCTAATATTGGTTGGGATAATATTAAGGCTGCGTTTGGATTACGAAAGTTGCTAGACAAAATATTTGAGATTACAGGCTATAAGTTAATTAGCGACTTCTTTAACGAAACTACTGAGCTTTCTGAGGACTTTAGTATAGACTTAGCCTCATTCAATCAAAGATTAATAGGTATCGCTCCGTCAATGTTTAAGGCTGAGGTTGCTATAGTTGCTTCTGGGCTTGACTTGTCTTTTGATTCAGCAATGCTTACAGGTGGGGGTTATCACAAGCAAGCCTCAGCAAGTTCCGCAGACCCTTTAGGTAAGAGACCTTTTGTTAACTCTAAGTTTTTAGGGCATATGACTTATCAAGGGGTTAATATAACTCCATATGGGTATTATATTGATTACGCTTATATTCACTTTAACCTTGTTAATGTAGACAAGTCTAACGCTCACTCATACGAGAATATAGGTGCTGATGATGTTCTTGGCGGGGTTTTATCTCACACAAACGACAGCACTAAAAAGCTTAACGGAAATACTATATCTACAGGGAATAGCAAGTCTGTGATACAAGTTGCAGCAAACGGATACTACGAAGTAAATAGTGCCGTTAACTTCAATCTATCAAGTGAAGGTGACGGATTTGTTGAAGATTTTGGTTTTGGTGGAGTAAATGAAGAAACCTCAGAAACTAAAGTGACTATAATGTTAGTTGAAGACTCTTTCGCTGCTGACGACTTATATAAAACAGACCCTACTACAGGGTTCTCTTTCGGGTTTAACGCTTTTGATTTGTACGATGAAAACACCGTGGTCTTCAGTAGTGTTACCTATGAAAACACTAGAGTTTCTTTGTCTAGGATTCAATTCTTAGAGGCAGGGAAAAAGTACCACGTAGTAATGATGGTAGGTACTCGTCAGGTGTTTTTAGATGAATGCGTGTTTAGTTCTTCCTTCGTAATAAACGAACTTGATTTGAATTTAAAGTTATGTAAAGAGGCTGCCCCTATGGCGGGTAGGTATAATTGCGTATACTCCGAGGTAGCTGCTCCTAGAGTTAGTTACGCTGAAGTTCTTCCTGACGTTAAGGCTGTGGAGTTCATATCAGAGATAACTAAGATGTTTAATCTTTTATGGACTACGAACCAACTAAATAGAGAGGTTACAGTAGAGCCTTTCAATGATTTTTACGACTTCTCAGGAGATGAGTTTGGGTTTAAAGACTTAACGGAAACCGCTTTGATAACTAAAATATCAAATAACGAGATAACGAGCGAAGATGTTACTTATTCTATGCTGAAAGATTCTTCAGACTACGCATTAAAGGGTAACACATCAGGTGGTTCTGCTTTGAGTTTTGGAGACAAAAAGGTCTCTTTCTCTCAGAATGGATTATCTAACGTAGCGAACCCTTCTTCAGACGAAGGTAATGAGGTTGCATTAAATATATTCTCGGCGTTAAAGATGGGGTATGATAGGTTCGTTTCAAGAACTACGGCTGGAAGTATAGGTTATACCCTCAACGCGGCTACAGACAATTTATCTACCTCTAAATTATGGCTTCCTAGAATATGGACTAAGCCTGACTCTACCTTAGAGCCAACGCTCCCCGAAGAAAAACCTTCCGCTAATAATTCTCACGAATTTAAGTTAGCGTACATTAAAGGTGTTGGAGTTACAGACGAATCTCTTTCGTGGATGTCAAATAACCTTATTCAAGCCATAACTACGTATGATGATTCCCTTACGGTTGTTCACTACGCATTAGAAGAAAACTTTATTTGGTATTCAGAGTGGGAAGCTTATGCTCCGAACGCTGGTGCTTACGGTTTTAACGGAATGTTTAGGTATAATGAAATACCTTCTGTAACATACTTAGAGGTAGGGTCTTACTTTCCGTCTGACCCCGACTCTCCTAGTACTTCTTTTGCTGATACTACTTCAGGTTCGGGTGGAGTTTCAGGATTGTTCAATTCTTATCATCAAGGGTTGATGGATATGTTGATTATGAGAGATAAAATCATAACAGCCGAGGTTATGTTAACTTCAGAAGATTTAAGAAGCATTAACTTCCGTCAACTAATAAAGATAGATAACGAGTTATATATATTAAATAAAGTAAAAGATTTCAACTTCTCAGGAGAACCCACGGAAGTAGAGTTATTGTTAGTAACTAGAACGGGTACTAATCACCAAATATTATAGAAAATGGCAAAGGCACAAGATGAGTACGTAATTAAGTTTGGGATTGAAGGCGAGACGGCTTTAGCTAAACTTAGGGTAGAGTTAGCTCAAACCAACAAGAAACTAAAAGAACACACTAAGTTAACCGAAAAACAAAACGGTGCTAGTGGTTCTGCTATTCAGCAAAACAAAAGACTTACCTCTGTACAGAATAAGCAAAAGGCTAGTATTAAAGCTCAGACCGCTGCACTTAAAGGTAATGTGGCTCAAACAAAGAGGGCTAGTAAAGGGTTAGGAATGATGGCTTTAAAGGCTACTGCGGTTATTGCAGGTGTTAGGCAGCTTAGCAGGTTTTTACTATCCTCTGTTAAGGATTTTGCAGCATTCGAGAAAGGAATAAAGAATGTTACAACCTTAATGAGTGGTGATGACGCTGCCATATTCAAAGGAGAACTTTATGCGGGAGCTTTAGATATTTCTAAGAAATACGGGTTTGCTTTAAAGGATATAACTAAAGCGATGTTTGATTCCGTTTCTGCGGGTGTAAAGGCGGGGGATACTTTAGAGTTCCTTAACGAAGCCTCTAGGCTTGCAATGGCAGGTGTGACTACATTAAAGTCTGCGACCACGGGTCTTACAACGGTATTAAACGCTTACGGAATGTCGGCTGATAAAGCTAGGGAAGTTTCTGAGATACTATTTACTACTCAAAAGTTTGGTGTGACCACGGTAGAGGAGCTTTCTAAATCTTTAGGGGTTGTTGTTCCTTTCGCTGCGGCATCAGGTATAAGTATAGAAGAATTAGGGGCTGCTATTGCAACCACTACTCGTTCAGGTTTGGATGCAGCTAAGTCGGTAACGGCTCTTCGTGCTGCCATATCGCAAATGCAGAAACCTGCTGCGGCATCTAGAGATTTGTTTATTAAGTTTGGTATTCCTATTGGCTCGGCTCAACTAAAAGCTGTAGGATTTACTGAAACAATGAGAAGATTAAATACTGTTTACAAAGAAAGCCCCGAGGTTATCGAAAAGATGTTTGGTAACGTCCGTGGTCTGACTGCTATATTCTCTTTAGCGGGAGATAACGCAGAGCAGTATCAAGAGATTTTAGCTAAAGTATCAGATGAAACAGAGCGTTCTGCCAATCTAAATCAAGGGAACTTAGAGTTGTTGGATTCTATGGATACTAGAATAAACACTTTAAACGCAAGTTACAAGGAGTTTAAAATATCTATGGGTGACTCTGAGTTCTTCAAGGAGTTGGTGAGAGAACTTAGTATGTCTTTGGATATATTAGGGAGTAAGTACTTATCTTTTTGGGATAAACTAAACCCATTCCTTACTCAAGACACGACACACGCTATGCACAAGCTTAGAGAAAGCGCAGCTATGACCGAGAAAGCTATGGATGGAATGTTCGATGTGATAGCTTCGGGTGAAGACGTTAATATTCTAGGTATGTTAAGTACTCCCGAAGGTATCCCTGCAGAAAGTCTTGACAGGGTTAAGGATGTTATGGAGATGGCAAAGACTGCTCAGGCGGTTGCAGATAAAAGTAAAGCGTCCCCTTTAGGGATTGACTTAGGCTTTGACTACACAAAATTGCTAGCTGAGTATGAGGGCTATCTTGCAGGGATTAGAGCTTTTGATGACGCTGCTGTTGGCGATAAGAAGACTGCAGATGACGCTAAAGCGGCTAGGGCGATAGCTGCTCAAAAGTTTGAGTACAACCAAAGAGTTAAACTTAAAAACGACATTGAAAGGATTAACGAAGAAGCGTTAAAAGACAATACATATAAAGGAGTTACTGAAGAGGCAATTCTTAGAAACAAACTAGCTAACTTTACGGCAATAGAAAACTTTTACTTAAAAAACAAAGGGGCTAGCGAAGAAGAAATGCTTAGGGTGTCTAATCAACGAGCTAAATTAGCTATAGAGCTCAAAAAGAAAGAGCTTCAGAATAGAGAGAAGAACACTAAAGGTTACAACGACAAGCAAGACGAGTTAGCTAAAATCCATTATTCCGACTCTATAACTGCAGCACAAAAGCAGGCTGAAACTAAACAACTAACAAATAAGGAGTTTAGAATCAAAACCATTCAAGATGAGATAGCTTTCTATAATGCTTTAATTAACCTTAATGGAGCTAGTACAGAAGAGCAAGAAAAGAATATAAAGAAACTTAACGGTCTTAATATTCAGTTAGCTAAACTAGAAAACACAGAAGATAATAATAACAAAGAAAAGAAGGTTGCTTTAGCTAAAGAAGCTATATCTATAATTGGAGACGCTAAAAAGAAGGCTCTTGAAGTTGAATTAGAAAACGAACTTAAAGCTTTAGATAAGAAGGGAGCGAGAATTGACCAAGAGGCTGCTGACGGGCTTATAAACCAAAGAGAGCAAGCTCAACAAAAAGAGAGCATAGAGAAGGATGCCTTTGAACTTCGTAAGCAAAACGAACTGAAGATGGCGAAGATAAGCCTTATGATAGAGCTTGCTAATATTGCAGTTAACGCCGCAGCCAACCCTACTAACGCCATAACATTTGGTGGTGCAGGTATTTCCCAATACGCCTTACTTGCAGGTTTAGCTATTGGTAGATACGCTCTGACATCCTCAACGATAAGAGCTCAAGAGTTTGCTCGTGGAGGTATGGTTCACGGTAACTCTCACGCTCAAGGTGGCGAGAAATTTGCTGTAGGCGGTAGAGTTGTAGAACTTGAAGGCGGCGAGGCTGTTATAAATAAAAAGAGTTCAGCTATGTTTGGTGGTGCTTTAAGTGCTATGAATGTAGCGGGCGGTGGAACTTCGTTTGGTTCTCCTAACCGTGGAGCTTCAGGATTGATAGACTACGAGGCTTTAGGAAATGTTATAGGTAGAAATACAAACGTAGTATTACCTATAGAGTCTTTAAACAAAACTCAAAATAGAGTGAAAATGTTAGAGCGTTCAGCTAAATTTTAAACAGAAGATGAAAAAGGATTTAATACAGATAATATCAAGGCTATGTGACAGCGACTCATCTAAGGTTATAGACAAACTATACCTAGAGGGGTTGTTGGATAGCAACTCAGTTAGAAACTATTTAATACGTAGAGACTTTGAGTTAGCTTTGAAAAGAAACAACAAGGATTTAATCAAACATATCTTTATAGACATCTCCGATAAGTACGAAATATCATTTAGGCAAGCACAAAGAATCGTGTACGATTATATGAAAAACAAAGTGTCAGTCGGTGGCAACACTAAATAGTAATTAATCATTATATTTGTACTTAATATGGAAAACTTAAACGAAAACAAGTCTTGGTATTCAATGCCAACGATAGAGGCTAAAGGTAAATCTACAGATATTCATATCTACGATGAGATTGGTGTCCACGGTATTACCGCTAAGAGCTTCTTAGAGGACTTGAGGGGTTTAAAAGGTAAAGATGTTGTCGTACACATTAATAGTACAGGAGGCGATGTCTTTCAAGGTCAAGCAATCTACACAGCTCTGAAGAATTACTCAGGGAAAGTAACTGTGAAGATAGAAGGTTTGGCTGCTTCTATGGCTACAATAATCGCTTTAGCTGCGGACAAAGTCGAAATGACTTCTAACAGCTTATTTATGATACATTCCCCTATGTGTAATGTGTTCGGAAATAAAGCTGCGATGCGTAAGCAGGTTAATGCCTTAGAGAAAGTTGAAACTACAATGTTGAGTGTGTACACCGCTAAGACAAATATCTCAGAAGACGAAATAGAGCAAATGATGGCTCGTGAGACTTGGCTATCCGCACACGAAGCGTTAGAGTTAGGGTTTGTAGACGAGGTTTTAGGTTCAGTTAAAGTTGTTGCAAGATATGACTTGAATGGATTTGAAAACAAAACCGCAGAACAAATACTGAATACATTAAATATTGATAACCTTAAAGAGAAGAACACTATGTCAGATGATTTAAAAGCTTGGTTTGATACTCAGATAACCGACTTAAAGGGTTTAATTGTAGGTAAGACGGAAGAGCCGCCTGTAGAGCCTGTAATTGTAGCTCCCGTAATTGAAGTTCCTGCAGTAGAACCTGTAAGTGCAGATATGGAAGCATTACAAGCACAACTAAACGCATTAACAGAAGAAAGAGATTCTTTATCTCAGAAACTAAGCGTTCAAAAAGAAAAATCAAATGAGTCTAAGGAAGAAACTAAAACTCAGTTCGACCAAATGGCTCAGAGAATAGCAAGACTAGAAGCTACACCTTCTACGACTCTTAGCGAAAACGAACCTACTATTGGTGCTAAAACAAGCACAACCCCTAATCAATGGGATAGTATGGCAACAAGCATATTTAATTAATTAACAAACATAAATAAAAAAAGATTATGGCAAATTTTACAACCGCCTCTAGTACTGCCTTTGTTGGTGCTGATGCGTTACAGTATTTCGTATCACCACTCTTCTTAGGTGAAGATGTTCTAGGTGGAATGGACGTTATGACGGAGATTAAAGGTAATACATACCTTGACCACTTTACAGCGGCTTCATTCATTACCGTTTCTGATAATGGAGCGTCTTTTGCAGGCGTTGCAGGAACTACTAATTCTAACCCTCAAATTTCTCCTATAAGAGTTGAAGTTGAGATTTCAATGAATGGAAACAATTTCTACAACAAAGTTAAAGGTCAAGTTCTTCGTTCAGGGACAGACAAAGACAATGTTGACGGAACAGTTCTTAAACAAATTGGTGCTGAAATCCTTATGCAAGGTATTAAAGCCGATTTCAACAGACAACTTTGGTTCTGTAATTCGGGTTTAACTGCAGGTGTTAACAATGTAGAACACTACAAATTGTACAACGGTATTTTCGCTTCTTTAGCTGCTACATTACTTGCTGCTCAGAAACTTACTGTTACTTATACTTTAGCTACAAAAGTTCTTGAGGAAATGTACGCTGCTGCAACCCCTGAATTAAAAGAGCTTCCTAAGAAATTCTACGTTTCGGGTGCTATTGCTGATGCTTATACTGACGAATTAGTTGCTGATGGTAATGCTGTATCTTACGTTGACGGTCAAAACGGAATTTCTAATCTAAGATTTAGAGGTATTCCTATCGTTATTCGTAGAGATTGGGATGCTTTATTAGTTGCTGAAGGTGTTGCTGAAGCTGCCGCATCAGGTGATGCTGGTATCATAGGATGTACAGGTACTAAAGACCAATATCGTGCTGCATTAATTGCTGACAATGGTGTTGTTGTAGGAACTGACTTTGGTGGTTCTTCTGTCGAAACTTGGTATAACCGTGACCAAAAGGAATTAAGATTCCGTTTAGGTTACTTATGCGACACAGTTTTACTTGACGCTAAATTAGCTGTAACTTACATCTCTGCTGACTCATAGTCGGAAGGTATTATAAATTAACACGAAACGGGGGAGTGGGGATTCCTACTCCTCTTTTTTGTAAACTTAAATAAAAACAAAATGGCATTAACAGCAATAGAGGTAATAAATACCGACCACTTCGCAAAAGGTGGGGTTAAAATACTATCAATAGGAACTTATGACGCAACCGCAAGTATGACTTCGGCGGCAAATCACACAGTAACTCACGTCCCCGCAGCCGATGTTGTGATTATAGAGTTTGAAAAGGAAACTTGTAAATTCACTTCATCTACATCTCAAGAGAAAGGGTTAGCTATGACTTCCGTTTCTGTGGAGGCTTACATACCTAAATTAGCTTCTCTTACTTTTTTAGCTATTGAAGCGATGAAAGGTGAGGCTATGTACGCTAAGGTTGAATTATGGGACGGTGTTTCATACATTCTTGGTTGGGATGCAGTCTTAGGTGGAGAAGGAGTTTTAGGAACTGATTTCGCTTTATTCTTAGAGTCTGTTGAAGCAGATTCAGGAGCGGCTTTAGCTGACCAAAACGGTGTTACGTTAAAATTATCAGGTATTCAAGGTGAAGAGCCTAGACAAGTAGCTGCTTAATAGCTAACTTTATTTATATAGAGAATATGAAGGGTGAAACTACGGGAGTAGCCCTTTATTTTCTTATATTTGTTTAATAATTTTATACTATAAGTTTGGCTAAAAGAGAAAGAGATTCTGTCGGTAGGTTTGTAGCTAGTTCTACTTCTACTACTATAAGCAAAAAAGCAAGTGGACGTGTTAAATTCGACATAGTTGATTTAGCCCCTATGCCTATATTTACTGAGAAGCAGTATAATTTGACTTCTAAAGAGTTTTATAAGTTCGGTGAGGATAATCTATTCCCTCAATACCTTGCTGAGTTAAAACGAAAGTCTAGTACTCACAGGGCTATTCTATCTCAAAAGGCTACATACACAGCGGGAAGTAAGATAACTTCTATTAACGCAAAATTGGACGAGTTTATAAAAGAGGTTAACCCTCAAGCTCAATCCCTTAGAAACCTTTTTAGGTTAGTTGTAGACGACTTTTACACTTTCGGTAATTCATACATTGAATTTGTTGAATACGAAGGTGGGTGTAATATGTATCACATTGATTCAACTATGGTTAGGGTCGGTAAGAATATGGACTCCGTGTACATAAACCCCGATTGGACTCATTACGAATTAGAAGATAAAGAGGTTCGTCACGTACCGATGTTCCCTAACTTCAAGAATGGTCGTTCTGTTCTTATGTTTAAAGATTACGAAAGTGGATTCCAACGATACGGTATCCCTGATTATATTGCTGCCGCTGAAAGTGGTTCAATAGAAATTGATTACCTAATCCAAAAGTACAATCGTTCTAAGTTTGAAAACGGATTTATGCCTTCTGCTATTATTGAGATAGATGGAGCTATGAGTGATTCTGAGGCTGAAGATTTAATTTCTTTAGCTCAAGATAAGCTTACGGGTGAAGGTAACAATGGAAAGATTCTTTTCTTAATTAAGGATGGAGCAGGTACAGGTGGTGGTTCTAATGTTCAGATTCTAAAGGACGATAAAGATGGTTCTTTTATGGAATATCAAGAACTTACCCGTAACAATATAGTTACAGCTCATAGATGGCAACCTGCATTATCAGGTATTGTTTCTAGTGGGAAAATGAATAACACAGGTAGTGAGATTAGAATTTCTTACGACCTAGTTATGAGGACTGTAATACAAGATACTATAGAACAAGTATTTAAACCTATGCGGTCTGCTATAGGTAAGGTTTTAGGATTAGATTCTTCCTCTATGGAAGTTCAATTTGAATCCCCTATTGGTTTCGCTGCTGATATAGATATATCTAGAATTGCAGATGTTAACGAACTTAGAGCTTTGATAGGTCTTGAAGAACGTCCTGACTTAGATGACGTTTATTTAGAAAACCTAAAAGATAAAGATTAATGGCTGCTATAGACTTTAGACAATACGACAACTTAATCACCGCTGCAGACGTAGTTAAAATGGCTATGACTAACGCCAATATGGATTCGTCTATTATAGACTCTAATACAATCCTTATAGCCGAGATAACTCACCTTAAAGAGCATTTAGGGGATTACTTTTGGGGTAAACTGAGGCAGGGTGGTGGAAGCTCTTATACTTGGAGTAATGAGGAAGCTACCTTAATGACTAGATATATTAGACCTTGTTTAGCTTTATATGTTAAATATGAGGTTCTAAACGATATGCAATACAATACTACTTCTTCAGGGGTTGTTACGAATGATGATGATTGGAGTGACCCTGTCGATGGCTCTGAGATGTCTATACTTAAAGATGATACATTTCGTAAGGCTGAGATTCTTAAAGAAGATATGATGCGTTTTATCCAAGACCCTGAGAATAAAGGTGTTTATGCAAATTACGAAAACATCAAGAACACTAGATTCATAAACGGAGATAACGTCAAGAGAATTGGCGGAATACTAGCTTACGGAAACAAAAGAAATAACAGTATTTTATAAAAATAACGATGAACGATACTATAGCTAGTAGAATAAAAGATGCGGTTGAGATTTCCGTAGTTAACGGTGGAGCAGTAATGTTCTCAACTATGGCTCAAGTCGAACAAGGGTTAAGGATATTCTCCTTAATTATGGCTGTTACATATACCGCTATTAGATTATTTCAGTTAATAACCAAAAAGAAGGATAATGGCTAGTACTCCCGATTATAACGACCAAGCGTCAAGTTACTCATTAAAATTTAGTGCTCAAAATAGGTCAGGGACAATCACTCCTGTAACTTCTAACGAGATAGCTAACAGAGATAACTTACTTTATTTTATTGAAGACAAGTTTAAGACTAACGTGAAGGGTGGTTTTAAATTAGAGAACATAAGAGCTTTCCTTCATTCTTTAGTCAAATCCGTACCTATCCTAGCTGACGATAAGTCTTACGGGGTATTAATGAATACTTCATTTTACATATCTTCAAGTGCTAATAATAGATGGTATTTCGGTAGTCAGACTCAGGGTTGGAATAGTTACTCTTGGAGTCAATACACCACTAACACGGTTAGTAGTGTGTCAATCCCTTCTGTTACAGGTCTTTACGCTAATATGGGCGTTGACGTTCCTTTTGAGTTATCTAACTTCAAAGTGTTTGGAACTATACTTAACTTATCTCAAACAGGAGATATTGACATAGAGTTGTTCTATTATGATAGTGACGAGGGGGCTGCATCTAATTTAGAGAACGGAGTTCATATATGTACCGTGCCGACAATCACTTGTGCTGCAGCTTCAACAAGTTACGCTTTTGAGTCTTCAGCTTCCCCTAGTTTAAAGATACCTAAAGGAAAAAAGGTATTTGCATTCATACAAAATAGAGGTCACGGTGGAGGTGGTACGGAAACTTTAAGGGTTACTATGGGTTATCAGTATTCTAGACACTCCCCTAACTTTACGGTTTAAGGCTATGAAAGTAGTTCTAAATAGATTAGAGGATACGGGTAAAGAAACACTAGGAAAGATAACTATACACGATAACCTTGAAGAGGTTTACACTTGTAAGTCTTTAGAGTTATCGTGGAAAGAAAATAAAAGAAGCATTTCTTGTATCCCTATGGGGATATATCGTGCAGTAATAAGGTTCTCTGTTAAACACGGAGAGCACTTCATATTAAAAGACGTTGAAGATAGGGAGTACGTGTTGATTCACTCAGCTAACTACCATTATCAACTAAGAGGGTGTATATCTGTAGGAAAATCCTACGCAGACATAAACAAAGATGGGGAGTTAGATGTTACTTCTAGTAGAGATACTATGGATGACTTACTTGAAATACTTCCTGATTCATTTTACATAACTATAATCTAGAAACTATGATTGAATTTGTAACAACAAACGGGACGAATATCTTAGCAGTATTAGTAGCTTTAATGGCTATGGCTAAAGTATTTGTAAGGCTTACTCCTAGCGTAAAAGATGACGCTATTTTCGGTAAGATAGATAAGATGTTAGAATACTTTATTCCGAACTATGGGACTACGAAGGAAAAATAGAAAGTTAAAAGAGGAAGAACTCGAAAACATAGAACCTGTGGTAAATCCATTAATCGCAACGGGAGCTAAACTTATGTCCTTTATTATCCCTAAGATGTTTAAGGATAAGAATGGAAAATGGTCTAGTAAAAGAACTATTGGGGGTGTCATTGCCATTGCCGCAGTACATCAAACAGAGGTAGCAGGTGAAGTCACTTGGCAACATTTAGTTATGTTTGCTTTGGCTGCTGCTACGGTATACGCCCCTGACAGCAAGTAGCAAGGGTGTATACCAATATCATTAATGCAGCGTAGATAATCCTACTACTATCAGTCTTTTTCATAAGGAATAACTATAGGTAAAGTTCCATTGTTCAGTACAACTCCGCAAGATAATTTATAAGCTTTTGGAAAGTACTTAGCGTATGCCATTGCATAGGATTCTCTATCTACACCACAACCCACTTGCATTCCCCACAAACCTGCTCTACCTGTATAAATTACAGAAGCTTCCGTGTGGATATGCCCTTGAACTACGGGTTTTCCGTACTCTAAAGATTTGTTTGCAGCAGCACTTCTACCTGAAGTCCCTGTTCCGTGAACATACAGAACTCCGTCTATAGTGTGGTCTTCTTTAAAATCCCAACCTTCAACTCCAAGCACCTCATCAAAATCACGAATCCAAGCCTTAGATAATCCGCAATCAAAAGCTTTACGCCTAACGATTGCATCGTGATTACCTATACATACTTTTGCGATTGGGAAGGCATTGTGCCAATGGTGAATCTTGTCTATAGCTCTTTCTAGCTCATCTCCTGCACCGTAACCATCAGGGTCAGCACGATGGAAGCTAGAGTAGTGGGAGTCTATTACATCGCCTATAAGGACGACCTCTGTACATTGATACTTTACCATTTGAGCTTTACAATGCTCTAAGTAACCATCTAAGCAGAAAGGCTCGTGTATATCACCAATAACTAAGACGTTTCCTGTTGTACGTGGTTTAGAGTTACGTACTCTTTTGACTATATCCCATTCAAATTCGGATAATCGTGGTCTAAATTGTTTTTCCATAAAGCGAAGTTACTGAAAATAAGTAACCCCTACAAAAAGTAAGGGCTACAATGTGTCTAACCAAAAACACAAACTATGCAGAGATAA